AACTCTGCGGCGGCTGCGGCTACCGCTCTGGATTCATTTGATGACCGTTATCTCGGCAGCAAGTCTAGCGAACCATCTGTGGACAATGACGGTAATGCGCTAGTTTCTGGTGCGCTTTATTTTAATTCTACCAGCAACGGCATGAAAGTTTATGATGGTGGTAGCTGGATTAACGCCTCATCGGCTGGTGCTGTTAGTTTGTTAGACTATGAATACACGGCTACGGCAGGACAGACTACATTTTCTGGCAGTGACAACAACTCAGCAACGCTTGCGTATGCGGCTGGCAATCTAATTGTAACGCTTAATGGTATCGTGCTGGATAACGGCAGCGATTACACGGCTACATCTGGTACGTCTATTGTGCTGGCTAGTGGCGCGGCACTTAATGACCATTTAGCAGTCGTAGCGTTCAAATCGTTTACGGTTGCCGATGCTGTTTCTGCAAGTACGGGCGGTACATTTGCTGGTAATGTTGCGGTTACTGGAAACATATCTGTTACTGGTACAGTAGACGGGCGTGATGTTGCTCAAGCAATTCCAGCGACACTTGGTTCTGCTGGTCAGGTTCTTACAGTTAACGGTGGGGCAAGCGCGGCAGCATGGGCTAGTCCAGCGGTAGGTTTTGCTCACACAATCAACTCAGGCAATCCAGCATATAACAGTAATCCATCAGCCATAGGCCATATGTGGGTCAACACAACAAGCGGTGAAACATTTATTTGTACTGACGCCACGAATAACGACAACGTATGGGTATCCACTGGTGTTGGAGCAACTGCAAACATAATAGGTTTTTCTGCAACTGGTGGTACTATTACTACCGCTGGCGGATACACGATACACACGTTTTTATCATCTGGTAATTTTGTAGTGAATGGAGTTGTCGCAAAAAATATGGAATACTTAATTGTTGCTGGTGGTGGCGGTGGCGGTGCAAACGGCGGTGGTGGAGGTGGGGCTGGCGGCTTGCTTACCAATGTCGGCGGGACCGCATTGTCTGTTAGTGCAGCAACATACCCTGTTGTTATTGGTGCAGGGGGTGCCAATTCCGCTGAAGGCTCAAACAGTTCTGCGCTTAGTTTAACTGCGATAGGCGGTGGTGGAGGCGGCTCAAATGTTCTTGGAAATGCTGGTAACGGTGGCTCTGGCGGCGGTGCGGCGTTTATCCATACTAATTCAAATGGTGCGGCTGGAACAGGGACAGCGGGTCAAGGTAATAACGGCGGTTCTGTGCCTTGGGCTAATACAAGCAATCATGCAACGGCAGGAGGCGGTGGTGCTGGCGCGGTAGGTCAAACACCTTCAAGTGCTTCTGGTCCTAGCGGTAATGGCGGCGTGGGCGTTCAAGTAAATATAAACGGAACAAATCATTACTGGGCTGGCGGGGGCGGTGGCGGCATTCATTACTCGGCTGAAGCTGGCGATGGCGGTTTGGGAGGCGGTGGCGGCGGCTCTGCTGACAGTGGTTCGTCTCAAGGTGATGGTGGTGGCTCTGCTTTAAATAGTGGCGGCAACGGAAGTACAACCATAGGGGGCGCTGGTGGTGCAAATACAGGAGGCGGTGGCGGTGGTGGAACCTCAAGCTCAAACGCTGGCGGTGCTGGCGGCTCAGGCATCGTTATAATCCGCTATTTGACGTAAGGAGATTTAGATATGACAAGAGCAAGAGACATAGCTGGCGGCACAATATTCACTGGCGCAGACCACACGAAATTAGACGGCATCGCAACGGGCGCAACGGCATACGTTCATCCTACGGGCGCGGGTAATCAACACGTTCCAGCGGCGGGTGCGGCGGGTCAGCTATTGCAATACGCCAGCGCGGGAACAGCGGCTTGGGCTACGTTTAGTTCAGGATATGATCAAGTTCAATTCCCGTCTGATTGGACATCACCTGACGAAACTTTTAATTCAAGCGGAACTTACTCTAAGCCAACAAACATTGCTGATGACGATTATATATGGATTTATTTGTTGGGCGGTGGAGGGTCAGGATGCAGTAATGCTACTTATACCGCCCCCAATGGGACTGTTCTAAGCGGAAGCAGTTCTGGTGATGTTGGCGGTTCACCGGGTGGACAGGCTAAATTATTATACGGTAAAGCAAAACTTTTCCACGGAGGGGGCATGGTTGTTGCTGGCAGTCAAACTGTAGCGCAACGGACTGCAATAGAATACCGATATACCCCTCATGTTGGGTTTGCTTCTTCTTTTACTCTTTCTTCATCTAACGGAGGTGTAAGTTATGGTACAAATTCTGGCAGTGTAAGTGCCGCTGGTAGTAGAGTTATTCACATTGACGGAGCAGGCAGCCAAAGCGACGATTATTTACATTCCTCGGTTAGTTCGCCAACTTCATTTTCCGCAGATAGTACTACAACTGCCGCGATGGCGCAGGATGCCTTTGGCGGTGAAGCTATCTCCAAGCATAGTGGCCAATCTACAGTACAGAATACGAGCGTATTTGGCGCGGGAAATGGTGGTGCAAGGCCGTACAACAACGCTGCCCGACCGACTATTCCGCAGGGAACTTCAGTTCTAGCAGGAGACGGCGGCGTTTTAAATGGTGCTGAGGGACAATTCCCTGGAGGTGCTGGCCGTTCATTGACTGGCACTGGAACTGGCGGCACTGGTCAGGCAGGACAAATAAGGATTTATCATGTCTAAACAATGGTTTAACAAAGAAACAGGACACGGCGCAGTATTTGGTGATGCAGAAGATATGTCAAACTGGCCTGATTTCCAAGAAACACAGCCAATCATAATGCTCACGACAGAGCAAGTACGGGCGCAGCGTGACGCACTACTAGCGGCGTCTGACAGTATGGCTTTGGCTGACCGCATAACAGACGAATGGCGCACGTACAGACAATCACTGCGGGATTTGCCGCAAGCAGAAGGTTTTCCTGACGTAAACTTCCCGACACCACCAAGCTAATGGTGCATGTGTTTGCACTCATGCTTTATGTGGGTGGCAAGCTAATAGAACCACCCATGTATTTTAAGGATATTGAAACGTGTAATTATTACGCGAGAGAGACCGTGCGAAGGTATGGTCTCTCAGATAACTCAAAGCATTTTGGGACAGCTTACTGTGTCCCTGAATATGTTAATTTAGAAGAATTTAAGGTGTACTAAATGGATCAAAAACTTACTCACGCACCACTCATATTTGGTCTCGTAGTACAAGGCGCAGCGATAGTCTGGACAGTCTCAATGATGATGTCAGACATCCAAGAGAACCGAAAAGATATCGGACAGATGCAATTGCGTGTCTCTTCTTTAGAGGATGCAGTGCAAGACCAAGCAATTAGTTTGGCCCGTATTGATGAAAACATAAAAGCAATTAGAGGCGCAGTGGAAGCAATAGCCACAAATAAAAAATAATACAGGTAATTAATTATGGTAGTGGCAGAGGTATTAACAGGCATCGCCCTGATTACTAAATCTGTTGAATTTCTTAAAAAGACAGTTGGTACTGCTAAAGATATCTCTAGTCTAGCAGGTCAGATAGACGATCTTTTTGAGGGCAGTAAACAGCTTAAAATAGAAGAGCGTAAGGCACGTAAAGAAGGCCACTCAATAACAGAAATAGTTATAAATCAACAACTTGCTGCCGAGCATATAGCCGATGTTAAGGCATTAATCATAGGCCGTTTTGGATATTATGCTTGGCAAGACATCTTAAAGTTGCAGCGAGATGCTCAACTTGAACAGAAGGCCCGTGCTGCAGCAAAGCGCAGAGAGGCTGAAGAAAAAGCAGAACTGGTTGGCGATATGGCAGTGGTAGGTTCCAGTGTTCTGATAGGCATCTTGGTGTTGGCAATCGTGGCTACTGTTCTGCTGATTATCTTATAGTAGGAACTAACAAACATGATGAACCTGATAACGGCACTGCTCCCACAAGTGATGGGAGTGGTCGATAAAGTTATTCCAGATAAAGATGCGGCTGAGAAGGCCAAACAATTCATCGAACTGGAACTGATTAAAGCAGCCAATGAAGTCAATCTGGCACAAGCAGAAACCAATAAAGTAGAAGCAGCACACAGATCGGTGTTCGTGGCTGGGTGGCGTCCTGCGATAGGCTGGGTGTGCGCTCTAGGCGTCTTCTGGGCCTTCATGGGTAACCCCCTAGCCCAATGGATAGCTGTGCTTCTAGGACACCCTACAAGCCTTCTCCCAGTGTTTCCCACAGACAAACTATTCGAACTGGTATTCGCAATGCTTGGCATGGCTGGACTTCGCAGCTTCGAGAAAATGAAAGGCATAGCTAAATGAGTACCGCAACAAAAGATGCAATGGAAAGTCTGCACAAGATGCTGGCAGAAACTTTGATTGACAGGATGAAAGACCCCGATGTCAAAGCTGGCGACCTTAATGTTGCCCGACAGTTTCTTAAAGACAACCATATAGAAGGCATGGCTGTAGAAAACTCGCCACTGGCAGACCTCGTAAAGACACTGCCAGACTTCAATGATGATGACACAGATATGAATGAGATGCGCCACTAGATGTTTAACAAAACAACCTCTCTTGGCGTACCTATAGAGAAAGACCCACTGACAGACTTCAGGAAGTTCCTGTTTGTTGTGTGGGACCACCTTAACCTTCCGAAACCTACAGATGTACAGTATGACATTGCGAAATACGTGCAGCATGGCCCCAAGCGTAGTATCATTGAGGCATTCAGGGGCGTAGGGAAGTCATGGATTACTTCAGCCTATGTGGTGTGGCTGCTGTACATGAACCCACAGCTTAACATCCTAGTGGTATCAGCATCTAAAACACGATCTGATGACTTCACTACGTTCACCCTACGCCTACTCAAAGAGATACCTGTACTGGCCCACCTGATACCTACAGAGGACCAGAGACAATCTAGGATATCCTTTGATGTAGGACCAGCAGCAGCCTCCCACGCACCCTCAGTGAAATCTGTAGGTGTGACAGGGCAGCTTGCTGGGTCTAGGGCTGACGTATTGATTGCTGATGACATAGAAGTCCCTAACAATAGTGCAACCCAAGGCATGAGGGACAAGCTGTCAGAGGCTGTGAAAGAGTTTGATGCTATCCTGAAACCAGATGGACGTATCATCTATCTTGGAACACCACAAAACCAAGAAAGCCTATACAACAAACTACCAGATCGTGGCTATGAGTTACGCATCTGGCCTGCTAGGTATCCATCAGAGGACCAGATGATCGGATATGGCGATAAGATTGCCCCACTGATTGTAAGTAGGCTGGAAAACGACAAGGATTTATTAGGAATATCTACAGACCCTGATAGGTTCTCTGACTTTGACCTAATGGAACGAGAAGCATCCTATGGTAGGTCAGGTTTCTCACTGCAGTTTATGCTCGATACGAGGCTCTCTGATGCCGAGAGATACCCTCTCAAGGTAGGTGACCTAGTGGTAATGGACATACCCATCCACGAAGGCCCAGAGAAGGTCTTATGGGCATCTGATGACCAACACATAATACAGGAACTACCCAACGTGGCATTTAATGGTGACCACTACCACAAACCAATGTTCCTACCTGACAGCTTTGTAGAGTATTCAGGTTCTGTAATGTCTATTGACCCGTCAGGTCGCGGTAAGGATGAGACAGGATATGCAGTGGTCAAGATGCTCAATGGGTATCTGTATGTACGCAGGTGTGGTGGTGTAGCTGGTGGATATACTGAAGAGGCACTGCAGAAACTAGCAGTCATCGCCAAGGAAGAAGAGGTCAA